GCTCCGACGATGGGCCGCCAACAATCTGAAATGCTGGGTCCGATGATCGAGCGTGAGATTGACATTCTGGCGCGTGCTGGCGTGCTGCCGCCGATGCCGGAAGCCCTGATGGACCGTGGTGGCGATGTCGAAATCGAGTATGTGTCACCGCTCAACCGCGCCCAGCGTGCCGAAGAAGGCGTGGCGATCCTGCGTACACTGGAAGCCGTCACACCGCTGGCGCAGATTGATCCAAGCGTAATGATGATCTTCAAGCCGGAAGCCATTGCCCGCGAATTGTCTGAAATCAATGGCGTGCCGGCCAAGATCCTGCGCAGCCAGGACGAAATCGAAATGATGAAGATGCAGCAACAACAGCAGGCCGAAGCACAAGCCCTGCTGCAAGCCGCACCGATTGCCGCAAACTCTGCCAAAACCCTGGCTGAAACTGCTGCACTCGCCGGCAGCGTACCGGCTGCTCTGCCCATATGATCGAGAAACTATTAGCGAAGATTCGTCGCAGAAAGTATGCCTATCGCCGGATGTTCCTCGGCGAAAACGGCGAATTGACCGCCGATGGCGAAGCCGTGCTGGCCGATCTGGCCAAGTTCTGCAAGGCAACCAGCTCCACCGCCGTCGTTTCCCCAATCTCGCAGAAGGTTGATCCTGTTGCCTCGGCACTTGCCGAAGGTCGCAGGGAGGTCTGGCTGCGGATCATGGCTCATCTACATATCGATGACCGTGTAATTTTTAATCTCAATCAAAGTGAGGCAGATGATGAATGATTTTGCAGGGTCGGTAGAAGCCGGCAACCCTGTCGCTGACGCGGCAGGAATGAACGCGCCAGCACTTACTGGTAGAACACAAGAAACTTGGTACTCAGGTTTGCCCGAAGAAACACGCGGCATGGTCGAAGTCAAAGGCTGGAAAGGTCCAGAAGATGCCATCCAGTCCTACATGAATCTGGAAAAGATGCTGGGCGCAGACAAGGCTGGCCGTGGTTTGGTCATGCCGAAGGATGACGCAGACCCGACAGAATGGGGTCAGTTTTACGACAAACTCGGTCGTCCGACATCGCCAGAAGATTACAAACTGCCGATTCCAGAAGGCCAAGATCCTGGCTTTGCCAAGATGGCTGCCGGCAAGTTCCATGAGCTAGGCATTACCGCCAAGCAGGCCGAAAGCCTTGCCGAATGGTGGAACAACAACAGTCAGGAAATGTACCAGGCGCATGTCAATGCGCAGATGCAGAACGCCGAAATGGAAATGCGTGCGTTGCAGTCTGAATGGGGCAAGGAATATGACGCGAATATCGAGAATGCGCGTCGTGCAACTCGCCAATTTGGCATTCCTGAGCAAACCCTGAGCAAGATCGAGGATGCCATCGGCACGCGAGAAATGATGAAGCTGTTTGCCAATATCGGGAAAGGTCTTGGCGAAGATGCATTTGTCGATGGTAGTCGTCCATCCGGCATGGGCATGTCACCGGAAGCTGCGCGAGTACGCTTGGGCCAGCTAAAAGGCGACAAAGAATGGTCGGCAAAATACCTTTCAGGGAACGCAGACGCGAAGGCGGAAATGGATCGCCTGATGCGACTTGCGTATCCAAGTTAATGGAAGTTGCAGAAATACGGACTAAGTGCTTAGAATTGGCCCATCGGCCCGATCTATTACCGAATGATGTAATAGAAAGGGCCAGAACATATGAAGCATATGTCCTTGGGGCAGCGAAAGCTGAAACGCCTGATAATCCTCTCCCAAAGCGAGGGCCAGGCAGACCACCAGGAAAGACTGGTAAGCGTTAGCCGGCTGTACGGCAGAAATGGCCCCAGTATTTCTGGATAAGCCCTTCGGAAATGGTTTTTGATATTAACTATTTGTGGGGGACTTGATATGTCTTTCAATGTAACTACACATTTCGTCCAGCAATATACGACGAATGTTCAGCTGCTTTTGCAGCAAAAGGGTTCCAAACTGCGTGATGCCGTTTCAGTTGGTTCTTACACCGGTAAAGCAGCTAAGGCAATTGAACAGGTTGGGTCAGTTGAAGCGCAGAAGCGCGTTGTTCGTCACGGCGACACTCCGCTCATTAGCACTCCTGCTGATGCGCGTTGGGTTTTCCCGACTGACTATGAATGGGCAGACTTGATCGACGATCAGGACAAGCTCCGTATGCTGATTGATCCGCAGTCCAGCTACGCGCAGAACGGTGCATACGCACTGGGCCGTGCAATGGACGACGAAATCATCGCATCGTTCTTTGGCACTTCTAAGACCGGCGAAAACGGTTCAACCGACACCAGCTTCCCAGCTGGCCAGCAGGTTGCCGCTACCGTCGGTTCGACTGGTGCTACTGGTCTGAATATCGCCAAGCTCCGCGAAGCGAAGCGTGTTCTGATGGCAAACGAAGTGGACATCGACAACGATCCGCTTTTCTGCGTAATCAGCGCGCAGCAGCACGATGACCTGCTCAATGAAGCACAGGCAATCTCGCTCGACTACAACACCCGTCCGGTGCTTGTTGACGGCAAGATCACTGCGTTTATGGGCTTTAACTTCATTCACTCTGAGCGTCTGGATGTTGACGGCTCTAGCTATCGTCGCGTTGCGGCTTTCGCTAAGTCTGGCATGCACCTCGGTATGTGGAATGACATCTCTACCATGATCTCCGAACGCGCAGACAAGGGTTACGCAACCCAGGTCTATGTGAAGGGTACTTTCGGCGCAACCCGCACCGAAGAAAAGAAGGTCGTGGAAATTAAGTGCGCTGAGTAAGGAGATAAATCATGGCCGTAACTACCCAGTATTCGACTGAATACAACCAAGCGTGGGTCGCTAACACCGGCAACCTGGAAACGAATGTCCAGCGTGGTCGTGTGCGTGTTGCCTACTTCACCGCTACCCAGGATGGTGCTGGCGATGCAACCTCCTCTGTTGCTCTGTGCAAACTGCCGGCTGGTAAGGTTCGCCTTCTGGCTTCGCAGTCCAAGGCATATGTCAACTGGACGACTTCATCTGCCACCCTTGATCTCGGTTGGGATGCCTATGTTGCTCCGGACGGTACTGCTGTAACCGCAGACCCGAACGGCATCGACGATGGCCTCGGTGTGGACACCGCTGGTTATCAGACCTTCGGTAATGTCCTGACCGCTACTGGCGGCACGAAACTGTTTGAATCCAAGAATGGCGTGGTCATCCGCGCTACTTCTCAGGATACCGCCATCGCTGACGGCGATGATCTGGTCGGTTTCTTGCTATATGTAGTTGACTAAGCAGTGAGCAAGCGGCCCCTTCGGGGGCCGTTTTTCAATTAGGAGAAATACGATGGCATCACGCTATTACGCTTTGGAAATTGGCGACAACGAATACGAAGTCGCGGAAGGCGCAAGCACCCAGTCTAAGACCGTGGAAATCGCGATTGACCTGGCGGACAACGCAACCCGCGAACAAGTGCTTGTCGCTATCGACAACATCAAGAACTACATTCTGCGCGACATCTGGCCGCCGGCCTAAGGGGTAATTCATGGCCTCACAGGTCGAAATTGCCAATCGTGCATTGACCAAACTGGGTGCTGCCCGAATCATCAGCTTTGGCGATGACAACAAGCAGGCACGCGCAGTCCAGTCTATGTTCACCATCGTGCGTGACGCAGAACTGCGTGCGCATTTGTGGTCTTTTGCCGTCAAGCGCGCAAGCCTTGCGGCCTTAACATCTACGCCTGACTGGGGCTTTGATTACGAATATGAGCTGCCGAGCGATTGCTTGCGCTTGATTCAAGTCAACGACACCTATCAGGGTCCGGACCTCAGCGATTACCGCAACCAATCGACTGCGGAATACATGCTCGAAGGCGGCAAGATCCTTGCCAACTATGTGGCTCCGCTAAAGATCCGGTATATCCGTCGCGAGGAAGATACCGCGCAATGGGATTCCACCTTTGTCGAAGCCTTTGCTTGCCGTCTAGCGGCAGAAATGGCCGAGGATTTGACGCAATCCAATCAGAAAAAAGACGCAGCCTGGAAGGAATATCAGCAAGCAATCAGCATTGCAATCCGCTCTGGTGCTGTTGAGCAGCAACCCCAAGACATGCCTGACGATAGTTGGGTGCTTAGCAGGATTTAATTATGGGCTTTCGATCTCCTGAATCTGATACCACCAAAATGCGCGGTGTCATTACGCGCCCTGAATCCTGCCAGCAGGTCATTGAGGGCAACAGTTTTTATGCGTACTTGGCCGCCTTACCAGGCGATACATTGGCCAATGGCGCGTCACTACAAATGGTATTTACTACCGGAACCAGCACAAATGCCTATTTGTGGGTCGAGGGCCAATGTGGTGGTGATGCTCAGTTTGCTATTTATGAAAGCGTGACTGATGTTGAAGGTGGCACTTTATTTGTGCCGATCAGTCGCAACCGCCAATCCACCAACACCAGTTCATGCGGAATTGTTAATGAGCCGACATCCGTAACCACCAATGGCAAGATCTACCAAGAAATCATCCCTGGTGGCGGAATTTTGATAAGCCCAGGCGGGTCCGTTGCCAGCGAACCGTATTTGCTGAAAAAGAATACCTCATACCTTTTCGAGCTGACCAACAACGCAGGCAGCGCACAAATCGCAGAAATTCAGTTGCAGTGGTGTGAGCTGTAATGCCAAAAGCCAGCCCGATACAGACTTCGTTCAATGCGGGCGAATTCTCTCCGGCAATGGAGGGGCGCGTCGATCTCGACCGCAAATATCCAAGCGGCTGTAAGCAACTAACCGGATTTATTCCGATGATCCAGGGTCCGGCACGCCGCCGGTCTGGCACTCGATTCGTCAGTGAAGTGAAAGATTCCTCAGACCGTACCTGGCTGGTGCGCTTTGAGTTTGCCGAAACCGATGCTTACATTCTGGAATTTGGCGATCAGTACATTCGTTTCTACACCAATCACGGTCAGTTTTTGTCGGGCGGCAGTCCGTATGAGATTTCGACACCGTACACCGCTGCAAATCTCATCAATGCCAATGGCACGCTGGCCTTGCGCATGGTGCAGTCGGGCGATGTGATCTACCTGGTGCATCCAGAATACGCGCCGCGCAAACTTTCCCGATTCGGGCCGACCAGCTGGACCTTGACCGAGGTGGAATTCAAGGCAGGTCCGTTTCTTGACATCGATCCTGACACCACC